GTGGACAACGGGGTAGCCACGAGGATATTCGAAATGGCCAAAAAGCACAAGTGCCATGTCTTGCAACTCGGATATGAAAGTTCGATGAGTACATTATGCGTCACGGGTGAGCGCGCGGACATAGAAGCGTTGTTCACGGCCGCCCGCGGCATAAGATATTTGCGAACAAAATCAATATGATGTATATTTGCGCAAAGACCTATGCAAAGGGTGGCTCGGTCTAGTTCGTATAAAGTTTGACAAGCCGCTCCGAGCATCGGGGCGGTTTTTTTTATCAAGATTATGGAGAACAACGACATTCGAATTCAGTTTGTCCCAATCGAACTATGCGAGTTCAACGAAGGACAGATCGAGGGCGTTCCGTCAAACCCACGCACGCGTGAGGACGCCAAACAAAAGAACCTCGAAAAGAGCATCGAGGAATTGCCGGAAATGACCGTGGCGCGAGCTGCGCTTTGTTTCCCGCACAACGGCAAATATGTGGTCATAGGAGGCAACCGAAGGCTGGAGGCGCAACGTGCATTAGGACGCGCCGAGATACCTATTATTACGCTGCCAGCAGACACGCCCGTAGAGAAACTGCGCCGTATCGCGTTGTTAGATAACGAAAGCACGGGACAGAATGATTGGGCAAAATTGGCCAAAGAGTGGAGCCTCGACGAATTAAGTGGATGGGGAATAGAATTGCCAAAAAAATGGGGGGGGGCGAAATCGGAGGTCAAAGAAAAACCAGAAGTCCCTTTCGCAGAAGTGTTAAATGAAGAACACAATTACATAGTCCTATATTTTGACAACACAGTTGATTGGTTACAGGCGTGTACGTTGTTAGATTTACCGAGAGTGAGAACGTATAACACATCAAGGAAAGGAGAAAATAAGAACACGACAAGATATGGAATAGGTCGAGTAGTAAAGGGGGCAAAAGCTATTGAACAAATAATAAAATCAGTGAAAGATGAGAATATCGGTTAATGCCCCCAGCTACAAAAGGCCAAACAATGTTCAAGTGCTGAAATACCTCCCGTTTTGTAAGATATGGGCCGATGATTCAGAATACGAAGAATATTGTAAGAATAACAAGGACGCTGAAATTATGAGATGTCCAAAAGGCGTGCAGGGGAATTTGTGTAGGGTAAGGAATTACATACTCAAGAAAGAGTTTGAAAATGGAATGGACGTTGTCCTTATTGTGGATGATGATCTCAAGGCCATACGCCGATATGAAGTTGGAAAAGATAACTTTGGATATGAACCGATAGAAATAAGACCGGATGAATTCCTTCGTTTCTTGGAAAAGTATTCTTTGATGGCACAAGATTTGGGAGCGAAGTTTTGGGGGATACAAATAAATAGTGACCCAAAGACGTATGATCACTTTAAGCCGTTTAACACAGCTGCATATATCGGAGGCCCATTCCAATGTTTCCTTAAAGGGAACAGATGTTGGTATGATGACCGTTTACCGTTAAAGGAAGACTATGATATGACATTGCAACAACTTAACAAAGAACGCGTAGTTTTGAGAGTGAACATGTATCATTATGTGTGCGAACAATCGACTATTGCTGGAGGCTGTGCGGCATATCGAAATAGAGTAAGGGAAAAACAGCAGTTCGAAGCTCTACAAAGGAAGTGGGGCAACAAAATAGTCACGAGGGATAATAGCGTTCAGAAAAGAGCGACGCGAAAGAAAATGCACGAAGATTACAATCCAATATTAAAAATACCTATACGAGGCATATGAATCCAAAATATTCAAAAGACATCGTCGAGGAGATATGCAAGTATATTCGGGAGGGGGATAGCCAAAAAATAGCGGTCAAAAAGGCGGGAATTGCAGAAGGAACGCTGTACAAGTGGATAAACCTTCACGATGAGTTAAAAGAGGCGATAAAAAGAGCCAAGGAGGAGTTTCGCGCCTCAATCACTGGCAAACTCGAAGCGTCGCTATGGAAGAGGGCTATCGGATACGAGGTGACAGAAACGGAAACGGAGTATGTATCGGATAAGGATGGCAAGCCGCGGATCAAATGCCAAAAGACCAAAGTAAAGCATATCGCCCCCGACACGGGTGCATTGGTATTTGCCTTGACAAACATTGCACCAGAGAAGTGGATCAACTGTCAGAAGGTGGGCGTGGCGTCGACGAATAAGACCGAGACGACGCAGCGATTCAGATTTGAGGATTTGCCCGACGACCTACTGTGCGGCATTGCCGATAAATTGCAGGACAAAGAGCAGGAGCGAATAAAAGCGGAGAAGGATGGCGCGGAAGATAATCAAGGAGGAGATCGTTAGAACGTGCGGCGAGTGTGGTCGGGGCAAGTGGATCGAAACGCACGAAAATCGGGATTTGGTCACGGGCGCGTACATTTGTCTACGATGCCCGTATAGCAAGCGGGCGCGGATAAGAACAGAGAAAGCGTGCGAACATTGGCAATGAGACAGGAGGCCATATATAAGGCTTTGACGCGGGGGGCTTCGATGGACGAGTTAGTCAGGGAGGCTGCCCGCCGTCGGCTTGTAAACTTCGCACGTTATATGCAGCCCGATATTGAAATGGAGGGCTTCCACCGCGTATATTATCGGTTGTTGGATATGTTTGCGCACGGCAAGATCAAGAAGATGATCGTGCAGATTTCGCCGCAGCACGGCAAGAGCTTGGGGTCGAGCCGAATGTTACCCGCATATATGTTGGGCATAAACCCCGACGCGAAGATATGTATCGGGTCGTACGCCTCGACAATTGCGCGCGATTTCAACCGCGACGTGCAAAGAATCATCGACACGAAGGAATACGCCGAGCTGTTCCCCGATACGCGATTAAACGGGTCGAACGTGGTCACGGTCGCAAACAACTACCTCCGCAACTCGGACGTGTTCGAGATCGTTGGCCGCAAAGGGTCGCTCCGAGTAGTCGGCCGCGGCGGTTCGCTTACGTCAAAAACGGTAGACATTGCCATATTGGATGACGTTTATAAAGACTACGCCGAGGGCAACAGCCCGATAATACGTGAATCGGCATGGAAGTGGTACACCACGGTTGTGCGCACGCGATTGCACAACGATTCGCAGGAATTGATCGTGTTCACGCGTTGGCACGAGGACGATTTGATCGGGCGCATAGAAAAGAGCGGCGAGCAGATAATCGACATTACACGGTGGGCGGACGTCGAGGATATTCCCCGCGGGGCGTGGGTGCGCATAAACTTCGAGGGAATCAAGACCGGCGAGCCTACGGAGATCGACCCGCGACAGAAGGGCGAGGCGTTATGGGAATCGAGGCACAGCCGCGAGAAGCTGGAGGCGCAGCGAGCGTTAGACCCCTTGCAGTTTCAATGTCTGTATCAGGGCAACCCGAGCAGCGCGGAGGGACGCTTGTATCAGCCTTTCAAAACGTGGATCGACAAGTCGGAATATGGCACGTTTATTCGATCGGGTAACTACACCGACGTAGCGGACGAAGGCGGCGACTATCTGGCCTCGATATGTTATGATATATACCAAAGCCCGAACACAACATGGAACGAGCAAAAGCGGCGATTTGAGCCTATTTTGTACGCGTTGGTCACGGATATGGAGTACACGCGCGACAACACGGGCGTAACGAGCGTAACCGTACCGGCCATGATCAACCGCAACGGCACACAGAAGGCATGGATCGAGAGCAACAACGGAGGTTCGGGATTTGCAAAAGTTGTCGGTCGAAAAATCAAGGCGATGGTCGCCCCGTTCTACCAATCAGCCAACAAGGAGAGCCGCATACTAACAAACTCGGCCGCGGTCAATACGCAGGTTATAATGCCGTTCGGTTGGGAAACGCGATACAAGGAGATATACGACCATGTGACATCGTATTTGCGGGACTTCTCGGCAAATGCGCATGACGATATAGAGGACGCGCTCACGGGCGTTTACGAAAAGGAACTTGCCGACATCAACACACGCACGTACAACATGATGAACAGAGGCGTAAAATTGAGAAATTAAAAAACGAAACACATTTTTGTGTTGGTTTTCAAAAAAACATATATTTGCGCAGTAGTGAGGCAGAGGGTGAGCCTCGGATTTGTTAAATTTCAAAAAAAATTAAACATGGGAACAATTTGCAAATGCCCGGGCAACGCCGCCCTGCCATCGATTCCAAGGGTTACCTGCGCCGAGAACTTCGGACAGATTCAGAAGGTGGCGTTTCAGCGACTGTACAAATCAACGGGCGAAAAGAACTCAATGACGGCGGAGACCATCAAGAAAAAGGCCACATGGACGCCGTTGCTCGCCGCGGCGGACGACACGAAGATCGTGATCTCGCCTTACATCTACGCTCCAACAAATGAGGCGGGGGCTGCGCGTACCTACGGCGGCGGCAACGCAACGCTGGGAGGCGTAGAGATGATCATCGGCCGCGATCCTTCAACCTTTACGGGAAGTTTCCTTCAGACCCCGCAGGCAGTCATCAAGGCCATGAAGGAGCTGCAATGCGAGAGTTACGGCGACAACCTCGGCGTGTATCTGTTTGCGGAGGGCGGCGCGATCGAGGCTCTTGTGGATGGCGAGAATGCTTACCCGATTCCTATCCGCTCGCTGTTCATCGGCGACAAGTCGCACGGCGGCTTCGAGAACCCCGACAGCAACAGCATTCAGTGGTCATTCCTGCCAAATTACTCGGATGATCTGGCGATCATCATCCCGACCGACTTCAACCCGCTTTCGGATTTGTTCATAGGAGAGGAGTAATGGCAAAGAGAACCTACGTTGAGCTGACGAACGACAAGACCGGCGTCACCAACAAATACGAAATTGCACACGCCGAGCGCATCCTTCGGATGCCGAACAATGGCGGATGGCACTTGCCCGAAAACAGTAAATATACATTCGACGAAGAGTATGGCATTGGACTTAAGTCAGATAAGGCAAGAGGTACAGCAGTCCTCTAAAAGGGCGGTTATAAGTCGTGCGATAGCGCATCAGAACCGCATCAAGTTCCACGCACAGAAACGCATGACGCCTCTGTTCACGCAGCCCGTGACGGATTTTCTGTCGTGGGTGCAGAGCCTTATTCCCGACGACAAGTTCAAGATTTTCAAAACGATGTTCCGTTATCCCGTCATCACGAACGAGATAACGGACGTCGTGTTTGATAAGTTGAGCCGCATATTCGAAGGCTGCAACCCCGCGATGAACTACCAATTCATGAGTACCGCAGAGCGCGACGATTGGGAGGACTACCGTCAAAGGGTGTTGGACGAGCCGAATGTATGGCAGACGAAGGCATGGGAGTACTTCAAGACCGAGATCAATAGCGTGCTTATCGTCGATATGCCGCGCGAGCAGGTCGGGCCATATCCCGCGCCGTACTTCTATTGGCTGACGATTGATAGAGTTATCAGTTACGAGGCCGACCCGACGACGGGGCAGATGGCATGGATCATATTCACGCAGCCAGACGATTGCATTGCGGTCATAGACGAGACGAGCTACCGCGTTTTCAAGGCCAAGAACAATGAGCTGGGCGAGATGATCATGGAAGCCCCGCACGATCTGGGATATTGCCCCGCGCGATTCTTCTGGAACGTGCCGATAAGCATCGAAGACGCCGATGTGAAACAGTCGCCCGTAACGAAGGAGTTGGAGGCACTCGATTGGTTTTTGTTTTTCCACATAAGCAAACGCCACCTTGATCTTTACGGGGCTTACCCGATATATTCGGGCTATGAGCAGAGTTGTACGTATAGTAACCAAGCGAACGGCGATCATTGCGATGGCGGTTATATCAAGGACGCAAACAACAACTACAAGTATGATACTGCCGGACAAATCCAACGTTGCCCGATATGTGGCGACAAGCGCATTGCGGGCGCGGGATCATTTGTCGAGATACCTATCCCGTCGGAGGATCAGCCCGATTTGCGCAACCCCGTGCAGATGCTGACGGCGGACACCGCGAGTCTTCAATACAATGTTTCGGAGGTGGCCAGATTGAAAGAGGAGATCATCACGGGATGTGTAGGCACGCCGAATGACACAATCAATACGGAGGCGGTGAACGAAATGCAGGTAGAGGCGAGCTTCGAGAGCCAGACCACCGTGTTAAACCGCGTTAAAAAGGGATTTGAGGCCGCGCAACAGTTCATTGATGAAACAGTATGCCGACTGCGTTACGGCGCGTTATTCCTATCGGCAAAGGTCAATTTGGGCACGGAGTTCTATCTGGCCAATGCCGAGGATTTGCGGGCACGGTACAAGACGGCACGCGAAAGCGGAGCGAGCGAGGCCGAGCTTGACGCGATGCAGAACCAAATACTCGAATCGGAGTACCGCAACAACCCGACGCAGTTGCAAAGGATGTTGATATTGGCCGACCTCGAGCCGTACCGGCATCTGACATGGCAGGAGGTAGTCGATATGCACGCGCGGAATATCGTGTCGGAGGAGGAGATGAGGATCAAGATGAACTTCGCAGACTACGTTAAACGCTTCGAGCGCGAGAACACGAACGTCATCGAGTTTGGCGCGGATATACCGTACACGCGAAAAATTCAGATCATAACTGACGAATTTAAGAGATATGCACAAAACAATTAAGCCATGAAAACAAGAGATGGACGCGATTTGCCGGTCGCAGAAATAACGGCAGAGAATTACGTTGTCCCGAAAGGCGAGGAGAAGATGTACCACGTCAAGCAGGAGATCAAGCAGTTCAACCCGAACACGGGCGAGCGATTGAGTACCCCTTGCATTCAGAAGTACGGGCAGCGTATGTATGAATCGGTCATATACGACAACCTGCTCAAACAGGGTTACACGATCGAGGTGCTTCACAACCCGCGCGAGGTGCGCGATGTAGCAGAGCCGGAGACGACACCGGCAGAGGGAAGAAGGACGAGAGGACGTAACGCATAATCAAAGGGTTAGATTTATGGCACTCACAAAAGAGGTTTTGATGGCGAATGCTGTACTTTCGGGATTGACCGAGGAGCAGCAGAGCGCGATAGTGACGCTCTCGCAGAATGACGAGAATGCGGTTATCGGCAAGCGCATAGGCGAGATATACCGCGATTTGGACGCGACGATAGAGCGTTCGACGGGCATTGCCCGCAATGGCGATGAGAAGACATACAACTATCTGGAGCGTGCGGCGCTTTCGATGAAGGAGCGCGCGGACGAATCAGACACGTTGCGCAAGCAGGTCGAGGGACTGACCAAAGACAAGACTAAGCTCGAAAAAGCGATAGCAGAGGGCGCGACGGACGCAGAAGCCCGCAAGGCATTGGAGCAGGCGCGGCGCGACCTGTCGGCCATGACAAAGCAGATGACGGACTTGCAGCAGAAGTACGATGAGGCAGGCAAGGCGCACGCGGCCGAGATATTCGGTTTGAAACTCAACCACGAGTTAGGCGCGGCGGCGGCAGGCATCAAGTTCAAGGCCGAATATCCAAAGGCCGTGACGGACGTGTTGATGTCGCAGGCGTTTGAGAAGATCAAAGCCATGAAGCCCGAATATATCGATGACGAGAAGGGCGGCAAAATACTCGTATTCAAAAACGAAGACGGATCGATCAAGCGCAACCCGAAAAACGTCATGAACATCAGCACGGCGGCCGAGATTCTGGAAGAGACGTTGAAGCCGCTGGGTGTACTTGACGAGGGACGCAGGCAGACAGGCGCAGGCACGTCAGGCGGTGGCGCAAGGGTAAGCGCAGCGACGGCGGAGATCAGCGGAGCAAAGACCCGCGTGGAGGCTAATGACATAGCCACGAAGATGCTTTTGGCCAAAGGTCTGGTCAAGGGTACATCGCAGTTCCAAAAGGAGCTCGACCAGATATGGAAGGACAACAACATAATGGCATTGCCGGAAAGATAAACGGGCAAAGGGTCAGCCCACGAATATAAACAATTAAAACATCATCATTATGAGCTTGGTAGCAACCAAATTGCAGAGTATTCGGGTGAATGACCCGAAATTCGACAAGAACATGGCTCGCCCGTTGGAGTATGGTGCGTTGGATTTTTTCATAGACCAGACAAACGCGGCGAACGGCATTATCACCCCCGACTTGCGCGACCGCGCATTCGCGTCGATGGGCAATGACGTGGAGGTGCCGGTGATTAATTATGACGGCGAAGTCGCCGTCTCGAACTCACGATCGTGTACGATAGCCGACGACGAGAACGAATCGGCATTGTACAAACTCGTATGGACGACCTATGCCGCGGGCTTCACTATGGTGCCGATGGCATACATGAACAACGAGATTTCGTACGACCGCGACTTCGCCCGCAAGATGGAGAAGATTTCGCGTGCGATGGCAACGAAGCTCGACGAGGCGGCGATTGCGGCACTCGAGGCCAGCAAGACGCAGGTGTTCAAGGACACGCTCGACTACACCAATACGGGCAATTCGTTGCAGGTGACGTGGGAGCAGCGCAACGACATTCTGGGCGACCTCACCCCGATTATGCGTGCAAACGCATATCCCAACCAGCTGCACATTATCGGCAACACCGGCATCTATTCACTTATGTTGAAGCTCGCACAGCTCGGCGAGTACAACGAGGTGAACAAGCGTCTTGAGTTTGCGGACAAGATCATGCACTACACCGCGAATCTCGCCAACGAATCGGAGAAGTTCGGCACGCTGTATGCCGTCGAGGACGGCAACGTGGCTGTACTGACCCGTGTAGACCGCGAATCGCTGCGCGGCGGCCGCGCAAACGGACACGAGTGGGACGTTGTGACGCTGCCCTTCCTCGGCGATCTGCGTGTAGGCTCGCATTACTACACCGCCGTAGGCGATCAGTCGAGCATTGCGGGCACCGCAACCACCGACCTGACGTGCGCCGTCAAGGAGTACTTCGGTTTCTCGGTGGATGTGGCATTCCTCATTGCTTACAACAGCTCGCCGACGACCGTGGCGAACCCGATCGTCAAGGCCGAGATTGCGAAGTCGACCGCAGACGCGGGCGCATAATCAATTTCGTTTCACGTCAAAGGGGGATGGGGATTGCCCCGCCCCCCCCTTTTTTATAGAAAGCCATGATCAGAATCAAAGAGATACAAGAAGCGTTGATGCACGTATGCGGATGGGAGCAGGACATTGACCCGTCGGCGGCTATTGCCGAGAGCCTCACCAAGAGCGAGAGCGGCTTGACGTTTCAGGCGGCGCACCCGCTTGTAACGCTGGACAGCATGGCGGCGGTCATGCCCGATAAGTGGGGGATGCAATATGCCGCGTGGAATGAGCTTACAGAATATCCCGCAGGGGCGAAGGTGTCATACAACGGCGAGATATGGAAGGCCTTGAAGGATAATGTCGGCGTAACGCCTGCACAGACAGCAGCAGAATGGGAGAGGTACAGCAAACTATCCGACTACCTCGAAGCCTTGACGCGCAACAGCATTGCGACTGTCATGCAGACATTTATCCAAATGAAGAGTCTGGAGAAGGAGACGCGCAATCTGTTGGAGAGGCGGACATTCTTCGACGGTGCCGGTAGACTTGCGGACTTCATCACACCCACGGGAAAAATATGCGGCTATGAGATAGTCCCCGTGCGGGCAATGGGAGTAACGGCCAAAATTGAGCGCATAGGATTGCAGATGCGCGGCGCGACGGGAACGGTGAGAGCGTATCTATTCCACAGCTCGCAGGCCGAACCGATAAAGACGTTTGACCTCGAATATACGAAGGAGAACGGATCATATCAATGGTTCGACATTGAGGACACCTTCCTGCCGTATATCAGCGACGACACGAATGCGGGCGGCGCATGGTATCTTTGCTACAACCAGAATGACCTGCCGCAGGGGATGAGGGCGATCAACATATCGAAGGATTGGAGCCGCGAGCCGTGCGGCACGTGCAACAGAGGCAATTTGCAGGCATGGCGCGAGCTGACGCAGTATTTGATGATCTCACCCTTTGCGCACACCGCAGAGGATGGATTTGCCGAGAGCCCGCAGATGTGGGACGTAGCGTCGAATTTGTGGACAAACACGATGTGCTACGGCATGAATGTTGAAATATCCGTCGGGTGCGACCTCACGGACTTCATCATATCGCAGAGAGGTCTGTTTGCAACGGTGATACAACGGCAGGTAGCCTTGACGGCATTGCGTACATTGGCGTTGAATCCCAATGCGCGGGTAAACAGATTGCAGAGCAACGCGAACAGGGAGGATATATTGTACGAATTGGACGGCAACACGAGCGGCACGCGCCCCGCAGGATTGGGATATGACCTCAAAAAGGCATACGAGGCGTTACGCATAGACACGCAGGGCATCGACCGTGTATGTCTGTCGTGCAACAACCGCGGCGTAAAGTACAGAACCGCTTAATATATAATTCGGCGGGAAAAGTTGTATATAATTTGAAACAAAAATTGTATAATTATAAGCGGAGTATTTGTTGCCGAACATGCAAATAATTGACGACTTATTAAAACGTGTTGAGACTGTTAACGACGGGCTGACCTCGGGCGATTGGATTCGGGATATAATCGTCGAGAATGAGGCGTATATTGTGGATTTGAACGTCGAGGATCAGTTATATGACCGAGGCGTGGACTCGCTCGGAGTATCAATTTCCGATTACAAGCCATACAGCCCGTTCACAATCGAGATTAAGCGCATGAAGGGGCAGCCGACGAACCGCGTGACACTACGCGATACGGGCAACTTCCACAGCAGCTTTTACGTCGAGGCGGGCAAGGAGCAGTTCGAGATCAAGGCGGCCGACGATAAAACGGCGAGCCTCATCAAGAAGTATGGCCGCGAGATATTCGGTTTGACGGACGAGAATCTGAAAGACATAATCGAGAATTACATTTATCCCGACCTTTTAGATCGGACGAGAAAAACAATATTTGGGTAATGGATAGAGTGATATTACAGGAGAACCCGCAACTATTCGACAAGGTGATTGCGGAGATGCAGCAGGGCATAGCGAACAGCGTGCCGTGGTTGAATCATGTATTCGGGCGTGCCGAGCGACTGGTGAAGATGGCCAACGGGCGGAAGTATTATACGCCGAATGTATATATCGGAGGTACGGAATATATGCCGGTTGCGCCCGATTCGGGTATCGGAAATTTCGCATTCTTTGTTACGGACGACCCGACGGAGATCGTGGATTTCTCGACGCACGTGCGAAACAAACTCAAAACCCCGTTCGGATTGATCGTCTGGATGGATATGAGGACGGTAGGCGACGGCCGAAATACAATGTCGGTGAAAGCCGAGTTGTTGAACGCATTAAGCGGGCGGTTTTTGATACGGTCGGGGCGTTGGGAGATTTCCGAGATATACGAGCGCGCGGAGAACATATATAGCGGATTCTCGCTCGACGAGGTAAACAACCAATTCCTCATGCACCCGTTTGCGGGCTTTAGATTTGATGGAACATTATACACACAGGAGGAGTGCTATGATTGAGTTTGTATGTTTTTCGGTAGCCGTGGCGATGACCGCGGCGTTTGTAATATCGTTGCTCGATAAGTGGGGCGCGATTGAGCACGTGCAGATCAACGGCTCGGAGTTTTTTGCAAAGATGTTCAGCTGTCAGTTCTGCCTATCGTGGTGGGCGTGCGTCACGCTTGCCATAGTGTTTGCAATAGTGGCGGGCGACGCGACTGTATTGCTCACGCCGTTTGTTTCAACCATGATAACACGGAGGATGCTATGACGATGTTGAAGATAGGGCGGCACGCCGTCGAGGTGTACGACGATATAGAGACGCTGCCGATAGTGCGGTTTCATAAGTACAACAAAATGCTATTGGTCGATGCGGGCATCGGCTCGGACATGGCGGATTTCGACCGGCATATTGAGCGGGCCATGCGGTATGCGACGAGTAAGACGCCCGACCAGACGGTGAAGGAATTGAACAATCTGCGGCAGAGTGTCTACATGATACAAACAGAGCTATCGCCGCGGCATCTGGCATTCGCGGCGTTGGTCAAGGCGATTGACGGCAAACCGAGAGACGATATATCGGACGACGGTCTGCGGGAGACGGCGGCTATGTTGAACGATGCTCCGATAAAGGACATGACGACTTCGATTGAGGCCGTCAAAAAAAAAATAGACGACGCCCTGCAACAGTACTTTCCGAAGGTGTTTGACGATACGTCGATAAAAGAGTACTACGACATTCTGCGGCGGCGCACGTTGTTGATTCTGGAGGCAATAATCAAAGGGGCAGAGCCGAGCAAGGAGGTGGACAAACTGACGACGGAGTTACTGTTGTACTCGAAGCCGCAGGTGTTCGACGGGGAGGAAAGTCTGGAGGTCGAGCATGACAAGCGATTTGACCGAATGTGCATGACCATATCGCAGCACTTGCATGTCGATCCGAAGCGATATACGGTGTTGGAGTACTACAACGCATTCGAGTATATCAAGGAGATGTCAAAGGAGGCACAAAAGAAGGCCGCAGACCGCAAAAAAGGTTCGAGGCGATAAACTATATACCAAAACCACCACCGTCCAAATTTGGGCATGAAAACACAATAATATGGCAAGGAATGGTCAAGGCATTAAGTACAGCGATCTTGTAAGGCCCGATAGCTCGATTTCAGATTTGATAAAGCAGTTGACGGAATTGCAAGACACGTATAAATCGGTCATGCAGAGCATCAGGACAGATGCGGCACAGACGGCCGCGGCGACGCAGAAGGCGACGGGAGCGACGGCCGAAGGCCGAGAGGCGACGAAGCGTGCGGCAAGCGACGCCGAAAGACTGGCGCAAGCCCAGAAGCAATTATCTGCAGCACAGAGCGACGTAGCTAAAAAGCTCGCAGAGGTAAATCTTGCAAAGCGCGAGGCGAATCAGTTGAACGCACTCACCGCGAAACTCAACAAGTCGGAGGAGGGGAGTTACAATCGTCTCTCGGCGCAGTATTCGATCAACAAAATACGATTGAATGCGATGACGCAGGCGCAGCGCGAGAATACGGCCGAAGGCAAGAAGCTCGTAGAACAAACGCGCGAAATATACGAGCAGATGAAACAGTTGCAGGAGGCCACGGGCAAGTACCAATTAAACGTTGGTAACTATACTCAAGCGTCGGACGCGATACAAGCATACGGCGACCGGCTGAAAGAGAGCCTCGGTTTGAACAGTCAATTCGGGGAAAGCATCCTTGCACTCGGACGCGGTGGCACGGAGGCTAAAGCCGTATTGGGGGCAATGGGCGACGGCGTGAAAGCTCTGGGCAAAACGTTCATGACGTTACTAACGAACCCCGCGTTCCTTGCCATAGCGGGCATAGCCGGTGCCGGTGTCGCGTTCAAGTGGTGGTATGACTACAACAAGGGTCTGGTCGAGGCCACGCGATTAACGCAGCAATTCACGGGCAAGGAGGGCGACGCGCTAAAAACATACCGCAACGAGGTGCAGGCCGTCGCGGATATGTTCGACAAGGACTTCAAGGAGGTCTTGATCTCGACAAACGCCGTAGCCAAACAGTTCGGCATATCGGCGGATGAATCGTTGCAGTACATCAAGGATGGATTTATTGCCGGCGCGGACGCTAACGGAGAGTTCCTCGATACGTTGAAGGAATATCCCGCATATTTCAAGGAGGCGGGCATAAGCGCGGATCAGTTCGTGGCGATCATAGCGCAGACAACACAGTCGGGTATATTTTCCGATAAGGGTATAGACGCGATCAAGGAGGCGAACTTAAGATTGCGCGAGATGACGACGGCTACGGCCGACGCATTGGACGGCATTGGCATATCGTCGGAGCAAGTGCAGGCGGATTTACAGAGCGGCGCCAAGACGACGTTCCAAGTCATGCAGGAGGTGTCGGCAAAGCTGAACGAATTGCCCGAAAGCTCAGCGGCTGTCGGCACAGCCATAGCCGACATATTCGGCGGCCCGGGCGAGGATGCAGGATTGCATTACCTCCGCACGTTGAAGGACATATCAACCAACCTCGATGATGTCAAGGACAAGGCGGGCATATTGGGGCAGTTGCAAGAGGAGCAATTACAAAGTCAAATCGAGCTTCAAAACGCGCTTTCGGGATTATTCGATGCGACGGGCGGCACGTTCGAGACATTGACAACGCGGGCAAAGGTGTTCGTAAATCAAGGGCTGACGGCAATAATCAAGGGTGTAGTGTCGATAATCAATTACTTCATCGACCTATATAACGAGAGTGTAGCGTTCCGCGCGGTATGGCAGACGATAGTTGTTGGGTTCAAAAACACGTTTGACACCATCGGCAATTTGTTCAACGCATTTATCGACATAGTGAAGGCGACGGGCACGGCGTTGAAGGGCGCATTTACTCTGGATTTCGATTTAATCAAGAAGGGATACGCAGACTACGCGAAGGCATACGGCAATTTCGTCAAGGCGCAGGTACAGGACATCACGGAGAACATACAGCAGGGTGTCGAGAATGCCCGCAAGAAGGTGAAGCCGATAACCATCCCCGTAGCGACGGAGGCGCAGACGACAGACGCGGGGACGCGGGTAACAACGAACGCGCCCAAGCCCGTCAATAAAGACAACGCGGCCAAAGCAGTAGAGGACGAGCAGAAGAAGGTCGAGGAAGCATATAAAAAGAACCTTTCAGCCATCCGCAAATTGCAGGACGAGCAGTTGAAGTTAGAGACGGACGAGTGGGCGAAGCGCACGCAGCAGACGAAGTACCAATATTCGCGTCAGATCGAGGATCTGCGACATCAATTAGAGACGGAGAAGGACTTGACCACGGAGCAGCGGGAAGCTATGACGGCGACGATTAAGGTTCTGGAGCAACAGCAGACGAATGCCCTCAAGAAGATCGAGGAGGATCGGCAGGAGCAGGAGTTAGAGATGGTCAAGCAGGGCATCGAGCTGCGCCTTGCCGCCGTCAAGAAGGGGTCGGCCGAAGAAAAACAGCTGCAAATAGAGTTGGCCGAAGCAGAGCGAAAGATCGAGATAGCCAAGAGCGGCGGCGTGAACGTCGATTTGATAAATGCCAAGTATGACGCGGAGATCGAAGCAATCAAGAACGCGAGCGATAAGGTTAAGGACATCAAGAAAGAGAACGAGCAACTCGATTTATATGATGTGCTCGGCCTCAATGTCGCTGACGATAAGAAGAAGGCGATCAATGACGCCGTGTCGTATGCGATAAGCTCGATACAATCGTTGATGCAGGCGCGCACTGAGGCGGCAAATGCCGCGGTAGAGGCAGCAGACAGAGAGGTCGAAGCAGCGCAGAACGCTCTGGAGTTGGAGATGCAGGCACGGGCAAACGGTTACGCAAACAATGTCTCGATGGCCCGCAAGGAGCTTGATTTGGCCAAGAAAAACCAAGACAAGGCACTAAAGGAGCAACAACAGGCGCAGCGGCAGCAGGAATTAATCAATACGGCTACGCAGGTATCGTCGCTTGTCACGGCAAGTGCGAATATATGGCGCGACCTCGGATTCCCGTGGGCAATACCCGCATTGGCAGTCATGTGGGCAAGTTTCGCGGCGGCGAAGGTCACGGCATTGCAGGCTGCAGGCACGGAGAAGTACGGCGATGGCACGGTCGAACTGTTGCAGGGAGGTTCACATCAATCAGGCAACGACATCGACCTCGGCCGCAAGCCTGACGGCACACGCCGTAGGGCGGAGGGCGGCGAGTTCTTTGCCGTTATAAACAAGCGCAACTCACGTAGGTTCCGCAAGATTATACCTAACGTGATAAACGCGCTCAACGATGGATCATTTGCAAATAAATACCTCGCAGCATACGACGGCGCGAACGGTATATCCATGAACATCGGAGGCGGCCCAGACATAGCCGACCTCAAGAGAGACGTTCGAGAGATACGCGAGCAGGGTGACCGCCGCACGTATGTAGACGGTCGCGGCAATACGGTGATTATATACAAGAACCTCAAACAAACGATCAAGTCATGACACCGAAGTATAGATTTTATTTGCAGGCAGGGGACGGGGAGAAGGTCGCGGCAAGCCCGATATACAGCGGCGACCTATCGCTGGATTATGAACTCGAGACCGACCAAGAGTTCTACCGTGCGAAGTTGTCCGGCGACATAGTATTCATCCGCGAGGACTATGATTTCATCATGGCGCAGCCGTTCGAGACGACGTATCATCTATACATCGAGAAGTCAAACGATTTCGGGCTGACGTACTCAGAGTATTTCAAGGCCAAATTCTCGCGCACGGATTGCACGATCAGCGAGGACGACCAGAAGATCACCGTGCAGACGGACGTAGACGACGAATATAGCGACGTTATGGCGGGATTGGATAAGGAGTATAACCTTATCGAGTTGAAGCCTGAGATCGAGCGATTATACCTGCAAAAACGGCCTTTGATACAGATATACGTCGCGGGCGACAGCGTTATATCGTGTTTCCTCGGCGGCACGACATGGGAGCAGGACGTGGAGGCCGTATCTGACGAGGACGAGTTGAAGAATAAATACCACTTTGCGCTGACATACGACCGCATGACAGTGAATGTCACCGACCCGCTCGGATCGACGGGAGGAGTATTCGGAGCGTACACAACAACCAGCCCCACGACGGAGGAGTACGAGATCGACATACCCCAGACGAACGGCACGAACAAGATTCATATTAAGGTCGAGAAGGTGGTTTCGGAATTGTACACCATGACGGCCGAATTGAGAAATGCGAGCGGCGCGGCAATGTATAGCGGTATGGCATACAGTCGGGACGGGTCGTTCCCCAGAGTAACGATGCAGAGCGATGCGGGCACGATCATTGCGACCATATTTGCAGGCCGCGTATTCGCGCGATATTTGTGCGACGTGAACGAGTTTCTCGGTGTGGAGACATATACTATACCATCGGACGACATTGTCGAAAATAACCGTGGTTACAAACGAATAGTCGGGTATAAGTTCGACGTGATATATATATCAAACGAGCATTCGGTTGAGCCGACCGAGTACGGCAAGAGTAACGACGGATTATATTACGAACCGCCGTATGTTGTCGGCGTGCCGAAGTTCTACCCGATAGCCCGCTCGACGTGGGTATATACTTCGCTATGGTTTGCATATCATTCCGTTGACAATATCGTCGAGCAGGCTGGTCGCAAGACCTACATTTTACGCGATTCATTCCCCGTATCGTCAGTGATTTCGGTGTTATTGAAACAGCTCGCGCCGGAGATTACGCACGAGGCGACACCAGAATACAGCGAGTTCCTATACGGCGACGTGAACCCCGTATCGGGCCGCACGTTTAGATTGTTCGTTACGCAGAAGTCGAATTTGCTCAACGGAGATTATCAGATACCCGCTCTGAAAGCCACGACCACGTTGAGCGAGTTTCTCGATATGCTGCGCAACTGTTTCCATTGCTATTGGCACATCGAGGGCAACAAGCTGCGCATCGAGCATATATCGTGGTACAGGCGAGGCGGGTCGTACACTGGAACGGGCCAGACCTCAATAGACCTGACGCAAGCGACAAACCCGAACAATGGCAAGCCGTGGGGATTTGCAACATCGACGTATTCGTTCGATAAACCCGAAATGCCCGAAAGATACGAGTTTGAGTGGATGGATGAAGTGACGGACGTGTTCAAAGGCTCGCCGATTGAGGTCATATCAAAGTACGTGACGCAGGGCAATGTAGAGGACGTGTCGATTTCAAACTTCACGAGCGACGTAGATATGATGATATTGAACACGGGCAACATGAGTTCGGACGGTTTCGCGTTATTCGCGGCAACCCCTGCAAATGCCATCGTAAATCCCGCCTCGACATCGGGCACAGACGGCACAACCTCACCCAAAGTGGCCATACGCCCCGAATTTGCGGACAACGCGGCGAAGCTGACATACGTAGCGTCTGGCGGCGGCACGGCCTCGATTGTATTCTACAATGGCAATACGGAGCTTTCAACGTCGGGATCATACCCCGCAGACAATGTGACGCGCACGATCGACGTGCAGATACCCAGCAACGCGGATAGTTTCGCATTCAAGGCGACGGGGACATTCTCTGCGATCGTTCAATCGGTCATTATACCGTCGAAGTATGAATTACCGATAGTCGAAAAGCAAGTGGACGGTGTAGAATATTACCTCCAAAACGGATATTTAGCCATGATCGACCTGCAACCGACGTACATGGTGGACGACCTCCCTGCAAAGAAGGTCAAAATCAACGGACAGGAGACGATTGCACGGGGCATCACCCGAAATAAGACGCAGGAAATATCGTTTCCCGTGGGAATGAACGATCCCGACCCGTTGAAATTGATAAAAACGAAGTTAGGATTGGGCGATATAAGTAAGATTTCAATAAATTTGTCATCGAGGACAGCAAAAGCGACGTTAAAATATGACACAGAATAACAATTTTTCGGTATTGCCGTTTTATACGAGCCTCGACGAGCAGGATTGCCGCAAGAGTTATGCCTACGGCGATATTTATCCGTTGATTGCGCCCGCAAATAAGATCCTGCCGTTCCAGATCATGCGTGAAACGCGATCAAACGATATATCGCGCGTGAATTTGTACGACAAGCGGGGGCAGTTCGTTGCCGATTTGACGCAGAATATCAAGGAGGCAGGGATGCAGATTACCAAATTCGCCGACTTCGGATATGACGTGATTGTATACCCCGCTAATTTGCCTATGGAGATCAGCCAGAAGGATGGGATATACTACATGGAGATTTCGGATGGCATCGATACGTGGTATTCCGAGATGTTCACGGCGGTGAATAACGTATCTGGATACGTCAAAGTCGAATGGTACGACATCGAGGATTTCGTCTTTGATGCGGGGCGAATTGTTTATAAAAACCCCGAATTTCACAACATCCTTTACCTATGCACGCAGGTCGGGAAGCCCGATTACGAATTTGAGGAAGAGGGGGAATCGCGCGACGGGTATTTCTTTGCCGAGAAACGAGTGTCGAGCAAGACGTACAAATGCACGATCACCGCACCGGAGTATCTATGTGACGTGATGCGATTCATTCGTATGGCGGATTATGCGCGAGTGACGGACACCTACGGCCGCATATACGATTGCGACACGTTCCTCATAACGCCCGAATGGCAGGATCAGGGTAATATCGCAAGCGTAGAGGTAGAGTTCACGACGGACACCGCAGCCAAGAAGATAGCCCTCGGATATTCAAGTAAGGGTGATTTCAATAGTGATTATAACAAAGATTATGACGTAGCAAATGGCTAAATATGAGGAATTAAAATATGCCGTTGCGCAGGTCGTAAAGAACAACGGCAATGAGGAGATCACCGGTGACGTGTTACAAAACACGTTACTGACGATCATAAACAGCGTGGGCGAACATTCAGGATTTGCAGGCATTGCAAAGCCGACGGATAACCCCGGCATGCCGGATCAAAATGTGTTCTACATTGCGACAGAGCCGGGGACATACACGAACTTCAACTTCGCTGTCGTAGAGGATGAGGCATTGATATTGGAGTGGCGCGGAGAGTGGATTGCTCACAAGGCAGGATTCGCCTCTATGGCCGCAATTAACACAGCCATCCAAGGTAAGCTTGACAAAACTGTATTTGATGAGCTGTTCGAGAAGGTGAACATCGGTACGACCTCGGAACCCAAATATGCAATTCACGCCAAGTACGGTCTCTACACCGATTCGTTCCTCTCGGCTTTGGGTCTGAACCCCAACACGGGCGGAGGAGGAGGCGGCGGGGCGACGGCGCTCTCCGAGCTGAGCGACGTGCAGTTGTCGGGGCTACTCACCGGCGATGTGCTCATATACGACGGCACGCATTGGGTGAATAAGCCGCAGAGCAGTATCGTGCCCGACCTCTCGGAGTATGCCACGCGCACGTGGGTGCAGCAGCAGGGGTATGCGACCTCGGCGGCGCTCGCGGCGCACGCGGGGAATACGTCCTTGCACGTCACCTCTTCCGAGCGGACGCTCTGGAACAGGACGGCGGCCGACTTCGCGGCTATCGTCGGGGCGGACAGCGACCAGATAATCAACAAGTGGGAGGAGGTCGTCGCCTTCCTCGATACCTACACCGAGGCCGACACGCTGGCGAACCTCCTTTCGAACAAGGTTGACAAGGTCACGGGATACGGCCTTTCGAAAAATGACTTTACCGATGCTCTTCTTTCGAAGCTGAACGGCATTGAGGCGGGAGCAAACAGATATATCCACCCGACGGGCGGTGCCGACGCCGCGATCGACGATGCCGCGGGGCGTGTTCTGGCGGGGATCACGGTCAATGCGCTCGGACACGTTACGTCGGTTTCGAGCAAGACGCTTGCCGCGGCCGACATCCCCACGCTCTCCATATCGAAGGTGAGCGGCTTGCAGGATGCGCTCGACGGCAAGCTCGACAAGGCGGAGTTCTACAAGTATTTCGAGGAGGTGAACATCGGCACGACGGAGGCGCCGGTCTATGCGACCCGCTCGAAGCGCGGCCTTTTCAGCGATTCGTTCCTCTCGTCTCTCGGCCTGAACTCGTCGGGCGGGGGCGGCACGGGCGGCGCGTCATACGACCGTCTTGATGCGTGGGACGAGTACACCTCCGAGCGGGCTGGTTGGGTGCTGTCGGCCGCTCTGGGCTACGACCTGCACAGCCGTGTCAGCTCGCTTGAGGGCGGCAGCGCGTTGTCGTTCACCACCGAGGGCACGGGCAACGTCGTCACGGCTGTCAAGAAGAGCGGCACGGCGGTTATCGTTACCAAGGGTCTCACGGCGCTGACCTCGCACCAGCCGATCTACGCGCTGAACTTCCAAGCGGGTGCGTTCGAGGCCAAGAAGTACACCCCGAACACGGGCGCACAGACCGTGAATATCCCGACCAAGACGAGTCACCTGTCGAACGACAGCGGTTTCCTGACGTCGGCGGCGCTTACAGGCTACGCGACACAGTCGTGGGTGCAGGGACTGGGATATATCAAGGCCTCGGCTCTCACGCCCTACATCACCGCGGCCACGGCGAATGCGACCTTCGCCACGAAGCTGGGCATCGATGGCAACCAGATCGGCACTTATGTGAACGGCAAGCTGGGCAACCTTATCACGGTGCCCTATGCCGCGAATGCGGATACGGTGGACACTCTACATTCAACAGACTTGTATCGGCATTTTCAAATACCCCAAGATACGACAGTATTCAATTTCGACAATTACAATGATAACGGAGTATATTGCACCGCCGCATCTAATATAGCGAGTGCAACCCTTGAAAATGCCCCTTTTACGGCGACAGAATCCGCGGGAGGGTTCGCCCTGCTATCATTAAATTACACATCATATATCACGCAGATAGCTACGCGATATGGCCTTACCCCGCAGATATATGTGAGAAATAGAATTTGGAGCGGCGGGTTGAAATGGGGGAACTGGCGCACCATCGCCTTCACTGATTCAAACGTAGCATCAGCCACGAAGTTGGAGACAGTCCGCACTCTTTGGGGGCAGCCGTTCGACGGCAGCGGAAACGTCAGCGGCAATATGACGGGTGTGGGCAATTTGATAATGGCAGGATTGCTCGACCTTACAGGGAAGGCGTTTTTTAAATTGGGCGATGCGACGCTGAAGATATATCAAGCAAGTAATGTATATGCAAATCAAAAAGAAACACTATGCTTGCAATCATCTTTCGATTCAGAAGACGGCGAAACGAGCTCTTATCCGTCGTCTTATCCCGATCGAAACGTTCTCGCGCTTCAGCCTCGTGGAGGGCGTGTCGCAATAGGAAAGACAACCGCAGATTATACCCTCGACGTCGCGGGCGCAGTACACGCCACGACGGGATTCATCACCGAAACAGACGTAAGACTGAACAACCGCATATACTTCAAAGGCACAGACCATTACATAGAGGTCGACGCAAACGGATTATTCCACTTCTCGCATGGCGTATATACGGACGGCACTCTTGCGGCGAGAGGATTCAATAACTCGGGAAGAACTATTTCTCTGTGGGGTAATACCTATGATGGTAAGAATAGCATAGACGGAGTTATCCGAAGCATATATGCGGCTGATCCCACCGAAGGGACAATCATAGGCAAATTCCTTGCCAAGAAAAGCGACCCATTAGGGTTGATATTGCGAACATATACTAACGGAGCGGTTTCGTTGCAAAGCCAGCGAGAGAACGACAACCTAAAACGGTTTGTGTTGGCCTTGAATCCTTTGGGAGGCAATGTCGCTATAAACCAAACCTCCGCGTCTTATACGCTCGACGTTGCAGGAACGATTAAAGCCTCGGTAGATATTATAGCTACGGGCACCGTCACGGCCAAAGACTTCATTAAGCCATCGGATGCCCGGCTGAAAACCTACATGGAAGATATAGAGCTAACCGTGTCGGATATAGCAAACGCTCCCGCATGGCGATACGAGTGGAAGTCGGATGGAAGCATAGACGTTGGCTCGACAACGCAGTATTGGGGCCGATTGATTCCCGAGCTCACGCACAAGCTCCCCGATGGCATTCATAACGGCATGGACTACGGCAAAACGGCAACGCTTGCGGTAATATGTGTAGCAAGAAAAGTAGAGAACCATGAGCATAGGATTGCCGAACTTGAAAAGGAAAATGAGCAACTAAAACAAACCCTTAAAAAATACATGTAATGAAAAAGTTTATCATGTGGTTGGCCGACATATTTAATGTCGAGCTAACGAAGATTGAAACGGTAGAGAAAGAAAAAATCGTCTACAAAATCATCCCCGCCGAGGGTAAAATCGTCGGCGATGTAATTATCGAGGGAGACGTCGAGGTGCAGGGCGGCCTATACGTCACGGGCGGCCTGTATGCAGGAACATATCTCGCGGCCAAAGAGGGCATAGGCGAGATAGAGACTAACTCGAGGTGGGAACAGAAGTTCGACGGCACGACTGACACAAGTGTAAACAACTAACCTTTAAAAACTATGGCAAACAATAACGGTATAATAAGCGCGCCGATAGGGCTTATTCCAGACGTATATGGAGTGCTTAATCTTGTAGCACAAGGCGGATTGTATGATATTGGCTATGCGTGCCAGAACAGCCACGGAAGAATAAATAGATGGGCAAAATATAAGCCAACACGCGCGGGGGACACACAAGAAACTCCTGCGGATTGGTGGAAGGGATTGGACGGCATGTGCGGCCTCGATGTACCTGTATACTCTACGCCGGGCAACCTTGATTCAGGCTTCGTGCATGACATTGTATCGGGTGACGCCGATTGGGGTTATCTCGCGCCGCGAGAGCATATTGATTGGAGCCGTATTCTGGATTTCGAAGGCTACAACCATAATGCGGGATGCCCGTTTGGGAAACTGAAAGAATCCTTGATCATCCTCAATGGTGGTAATGCCGATGTGGATATTGTGCCTCCTACATTGCAGGCTCAAGGACAATTGCGATTCGAGGATTTCGCTCTCAACGGGACTCTGGATCTTACGGATATGCGACTCGGCGTTGTACTTTGGAATGACGATCAAACTCGCTATGCAGTCAGAAGTGACATAACTGCACAAGGATCGACAAGCCTTGAACACGCACGCCTCCGCAACATGACGGGATTTACGGGCGTATCGTGGAACGCTCGCCCAATATTTTGCAGCGACCTTATCGACGGAACGGTCGGCATAGTCGGCAAGTATATTGCATCGGGCAATAATGAAGTTGTAAAACTGCGATTCTCTCTGTATAGCGATCTGTACGTTATTGAGGTAACAGGTACGAAGGTACAGGGGGTTAATACGGTACAGACAACGGTTGTACTCGAAAATAACTCTACCGAAGACTTTGTGTTCCAGAACCTAACAATCCGAGCTGCCACCCCGTCGTCGTCGGGTTCAGCTGGATACGATACGGTCGGATTAAAGGCTCTCGGGTCGTACACCGTTCCCGCAGGAACAGCCGTAAACATAAACGAGCAGTACGAGGTGGATACCACGATAAACATCCTGTCGTGGGATTCGACCAAGGCGCTGTATGTTACAGGCGGAGCCGTGGGTGTAACAGAAACGCATTATAACCTTGTAACCATCGAGTAGTAATCAAATATTCCGATATGCTTGTGTGTAACATTAAATTTAAGTATATGAAACTGACGAAAGTACAAGAGAACATCACCCGCGTCTACACCGACGGCGCGGATGAGGAGAGAATCGACAATCGGCGATTCGAGATTACGGATGATGATGGAGCCCGTGTCGGCGAAGCCGTAGTCTATGTAGGCGGATATACTATATCCATGTCGGGCGCGACGACCTCGATCGAGGATGGTGAGGCCGCAGTAAAGAAGATGTTGAACATAACCGAGTAAGGGCCATGACAGAGGATAACAGAATCAAAATCGAGCGGGTGCGTTCGGTGCTGGGTGCGCTGAACATCATCCCGCGTGCGCAGTTGCCACAGACAACGCGCGTGAAGATACTGCGCTGGCTCATGGCCTACGACGAATTGCGCAAGGCGTTTGACGAGAAGGTTGAATCGGCGCGCGAGAAGGCCAAGCCCGAGGGTTTCGACGAGCGTATGTCGCCCTATCTGGCGGCGCTGCTGCCTACGCAGGAGAACCGCGCCGAGGCGGAGAAGCAGACCGCCGCCGCGGGTTTTGCCGAAGCGAAGGCGGAGTGGGATCGCGTGAACGCCGACTTTCGGGAGGTGTGCGCGGCGCTGGAGACGGAGACGACATGGGACGCCCCGTGCGGCCTGCCGGCATTCACGGACGGGGACTTCGAGGCGATCGGCGCGGCCATTCCGAGCGGCGGCCCGAGCATCATGCAGCCGCCGCAGACGACGGAACAGGAAGAACCGACACCCGACGGAGGCGCCTCGCCGAAGGGCGCTACGGCCCCCGCAACCGTCATGACGCTCACTAACGACCAAGTGCTCATGATACTGATGAACACGCTCAAGTAATGCGGGGCGCCGCGCTAAATGTTATACGATGGACTGGATTCAGCTTTTTTCGATAGTGTGCGGCGGCGGGAGCATCGTCTATCTCCTTGTCGACCGCTTTGTCCGCACACCGCAGCAGCGCGGCGCCGACACCGCCGATATGGTCAGCAAGATCAGCGACGCCTTCAGCAAGACGCTCGACACCATCATGCGATATTCGCAGGAGGTCATAGACAAGATGAAGCAGGACGACGAGCGAAGCGAACAGCGTTACCGCGAGCTCGAAACACGTTACGACAAACTCGAACGCCGCTTCAGCGAGAAGGAGACAGACCGCGAGTGGCTGAAGGGCGTCGTAAGCAAGGCCGTCGGCTGCAAGTTCCTGAAGGACGGCCGCAACGACGACTGCCCCGTGCTGCGGGAGAACCAGAAGAGGCTGGCTGCCAAATGCAGGGTCTGCGCCGACAAGCCCGAGAAGAAACAGGAATAACCCTTAAAACAACAATACAATGACAAGAGGATACCGTAACAACAACCCCGGCAACATACGGTTGGACGGGGTGCATTGGAAGGGCGAAAAGGAACCTTCCACCGACAGGGAGTTCAAACAGTTCGAGACGATGGCATGGGGCTACCGCGCCATGTTCCAATGCCTGAACACCTATTACAGCAGGCACGGTCTCGACACTATTCGCAAGATGATCTCGCGTTGGGCACCCGACAACGAGAACGACACCGAAAGCTACATCAAGGCCGTATCGGACCGTTCGGGCACCCCGCCCGACAGCCGGATCACGGCGACGAACCGCGACGTGATGGTGCCGATCGTGGCGGCCATGTCGCGCGTCGAGAACGGCAAGGACGCTGTTATGGCCGATGTGGAGGCGGGTTGGGAGTTGTTCATTCAAAACCGATAGCCATGCGAACGACGATCATACTGCTGGCCGTCATGCTGGCCGTCGCCTGCTGCCCGTGCCGCAAGGCGGCGGTACCGACCGTGCGCGACAGCGTGCGGGTCGAGACCGTTGTACGAACAGAATATGTGCGCGACACGGTTCTGGTCGAGGTGCCGGTGGAGGAGAAGGAGCAGACCGTACGCGACACGACCAGCCATTTAGAGACGACGTTCGCCGAATCCGACGCCGCCATCATGCCCGACGGTGCGCTGCACCATACGCTCCGCAACAAGCCGCAGCAGCACCCCGCCGAGGTGGAGACGAAAGTTGTCTACCGTGACAGCATCATCTACCGCGACCGTATCAAGACGGAGCGTGTCGAGGTCGAGCGCGAACTCACATGGTGGCAGCAGACGCGACTATATGGATTTTGGGTGTTGCTCGCCGCTGTCGCGTGGTCATTGCGTAAAACCATCCTCGCCATAATCAAGAGCGTGTTATGAGCAAGGCCGACACATTCAACGATATTTTGGAGATCGTTGCTCGCGAAATCGAGATTGAAGCCGATGTGATATTATCGTCATGTCGTCGATGCGAAGTAGTGGACGCACGATATATGTTGGTGAACGCATTGCAAAGGCACGGCTTTTACAACAATAGTATCGCAACCATGATGAACTTGTCAATCCGCGCTGTTGAAATAATGACAGAGCGATTTCAAGATAGACAAGAACGAAGCGGATTTATGTTCAAGTTAATATCGTCGAGAATATCGAAGCATATACGAAGTCTTACCGCAATAAACGATTGATACCGCGTATATTATTGACGAATTTTGTTGTGCATCCCAAAACGGGGTGTCTCAATCGCCGAAGAGGTAAGAGGCGGATCAATCAAAAAAAATCATGGAAGGTAATTATCTTACTCCCGGTGAACTCGCACTGTACGGTTATGGACGTCGCGGCGGTGCAGCTGCAACCGGTATCGGTCTCGCCGCAGGACTTGGAGGCGGCGCACTCCTGCTGGCTATTGCTGGCCTCTGGGGCATCAATCAGGCTTCGAAGGCTCGCAGCGTCGGCAATTCGCGTGCTATCGACATCCTCGCACAGCAAGCACTCATCGATCGTCAGTCGCGTGAGAATTGGCAGTCGGCCAATGCTCCTTCGATACGCCAGTACGTAGACGTGCAGGCTGGCGCAGGTGCAGGTGCAGGCGCAGGCGCAAATGCGTTGGCTACCGCAGAGGCATACGCACTTCTGACGGGCGGGAACTCTCGCAACGGACAGGTATGCCCGCAGCCCGTGGCACTGTATCAGCCCGCGATGCCGTGTTCATGCAACACGTGCGGCAATTAGTCTATCCCAATAGACTTTGGGGCGCGTGGCATATCGCCCGCGCCCTTTTTTCAAAACCCCACAACTATGTTAAATTTCAACAAAAAGATCAACACGAAAGTGATTCGACCAACGTCAAAAGTAGCTTTGAAAATCACGTGCTTGGAGGCGTGTGACAACAATGTCGAGGAAGCGAAGAAGCTCTACGAGTTTTTCATCAGCGACATGAAGAACCTCCCCGATATGGAGCCGATACAGGCTACGCGATTGGAGCAAGCGCGCGATGCGGTGAACGGGGCTTTCGGTTGGCTCAAAGAGAACAAAGACGACATCATGCAGATATGGGATTTCGTGAACAGCTTGCGTAACGGACGTGCCGCGGCTGCGCCTCCTGCAAATGTCGCCCCAATACCCGATAATGTATGACGAACCCCACAAAGAAGCCCCTCGTACTGAAATTCTACATATACGCAGACGGGCAGGAAGAGATCGATCGTGCGCAGAAGGCCGCGCATGACTTCGTTAAATTGCAATATGAGCGCGGCCGATTGGTCACGGCAGCGAAGTTTGCCGACGCGCTTGAAAAGGCCAAAAACAACCCCCTAATCGCTAACATTCTAACCGAGTAGATATGAACGAAATATATAAACTATTGCAAAACATACAAGAGATCGTCAAGGCGAACAATATGTTTTTGCAGAACTTCGAGCAACGGTTTATGGCCGTAGAAAAGTCGCTGGCGGAGATCAGGGCAATGTTAGAGATAACGCCGGAGGCAGAGCCGAATATCGAAAATAATGCTGTGCCTAAAGCTACCGGCGCGGTAAAAGACAAGGAGTAGGTAGCTAAACTTAAAAACATCAAACCATGAGTTGTAACAAAATTCAGCCCGCAGTTATTACCGCGGAGCTTACGGCAGGGTCTACCGCCTCGCCGTATCAGTACGTCATCAACATCTCGCAGAGGTTGTGTAACCCCGTGTGTGTGTCGAACGTGCCTGTATTCATGCCGCAGTTTGCGGTAGTTGGTTCACCCGTGCAGATCGGGACGAACCTCTACGTGGCGACTGTACTGGTGCAGGGGACGATCAACTACACGCCATGCAACACGGGAGGGTGCTGCGACAAGACGCAGGCCATCAACCAGCAGTTTAACATCAAGTTCGTTTCGACGACTGCGCCGACGAGCGTAACGATTGCGGCAGGCAATACCGTGAACAGCATATCGGCCGCCGCGTGTCAGAATTGCTCGCGGTCGTTCGTATCGGAAACGCCTCTGACTGTGACCGTGAACACCGCGGCATAATGCGTGTAATATGTTGATAGTTGCAATAGTCTCGATGGTGGTCATATCGGTAGCGCACCACTTGGGTTTTGTCGAGAAGGCATACGCGATATGCGGCGAGATAGCCAAATGCGCAATGTGTTCGACAATGTGGGGTACACTCGCGGTGTTGCTCATTTGCGGATGCCACATATTCGAGGCTATTGCACTATCTTTTTTTGTCGCATACGCGTCGAATTGGTTCGGGCTTATACTCGGGCGCTTGGCAAAATTATACGATAAATTATGGCAAAAAAGCAACAAATAGAGAAGGTGTCGGACAAGAACGTGCCGATACCTCCGAAGTACAAACCAACGCCGCGATTTAATAGCGGCTGTCAAAACTGTTGAGCATGACATACAAGGAGATCATGATGGCGAATTTCGCCAAATTCAAGGGTAACGATACGCTCATGTGGGATATGATCGGCGATATTTCTGACTTTATGGAGGAGATCAAGGAGCCGATGCCCGAAGCGTATTGGAGACTTATGCGCAAGACGCATATACGAACCGTCGGCCGTCACTTCGACAAACAATATGCCGTTTGGCAAGTAGATGGAATGTCGCACAAAGGCGACGACGGTAAAGTGTACGAAGGCGAGCATTGGAACATCGAGGCCACAAATAGCGTGCTTGCTAAATACCGTAGTAAGATACCCTCGGCATACAACGAGTGGGACGTGTACGTGGCTCTGAACGCGCATTATCACGATTATTGTGCGTGGGCGCGCCGGAAATTCCCGAACGACTATGAATCTGTCATTATTGAGATGGCGATAGCGTTCTGGTTCAACGACGACGATTGGGGCAGCACGACGAAGGTCTGGGATTACTTCGACGCGAAGAATCAGATGCCCAAATAATCATGACGGGATCAAGTGGGGAGCTGCGGCTCCCTATTTTATTTGCCGTTATCGGATTTTTCCTTATATTTGCAAACGAAACAATAGAGGCAAGATAAGAGGTCTTAGATCTTGTCGTTAGCGTGTGCGAGCGCTTGTTTGTTTCTATCTCTGAAGGATGGCTTGGGCTCCAAATCAAAAAACAAGCCATCCTATTTTTATACCCATCCACAAAAAATAATATATTTTGTTTTGCGAATTAAAAAATATGTTTTATATTTGCATCAACAAACAAGAACGATACGGCGGATTCCGTAAACTAAAGCGAATAGAATTATGACAGATATTATTTCATATTCAAACTTCTTTGAGAGTACGACAGCGAATTTTATCGAAATACACGAAACTCCAGATAGCGAGCCCGATTATATTTCATACAAGTTTAATTCATTGAAATATGATGCCGAGGGAAATGAGATTCATACTGTATCATCTCGATATTGGTATGGGCGGGACGAGAGAGGGGCGTATGTTATTCGAGAGTCAGATCATTGGTCATATAAGGGGCAGTCGCTTCCGATATGTCCTATTGATGCTATCGCGCGCAGAAGAATGCAGGCCAACGTTTGGACGCGGCTGACGCCTATATCATCATGTTTCTGGTTGCTTAAGACAAACGACCGTTCTTATGGTGTCAAAATAGGAAAGGCTTATATATCGGATTTTTCGAAACTGAACTAAATAAATAAACCCCGCCCTTGCGGGCGGGGCAACAACATAAAACATGAAGGACAACACACAAATATAGTGAATTTATGAAAATCAGGAAAACGGAGGAATTAAAAACGCTCGCAATGTTAGCGGGGCGGACGCCCGATGAGGTCGCCGAAATATTGACGCACGAGATCGAGGCATACGGATTGCAGGACACGGGGCATGACGACCGCGTCGGCACATTGCGCTGGACGCTCGACAAGTTCGGGGCGATGTTGAAAAAGATTGTCCCCGAGGCGGCCGAGGCGCGCGCCGCAGGATTGATATTCGAACTTAAATACGATAAGGCATGATATTGAGAATCGAGGAGGCTATCGCGCGAGCCAAAACGCGCGGCGTTCAGCTTACGAAAAAGCAGATCGCAGAGAAACTGTTTCCCGCGGCGCAGACTTCGGCGCAGAAGGTAAACATGACGAATTTAATCAACGGCCGGACAACCCGTATAAAGCCCGAATGGGTGATTATCATCTGCAAAATGTGCGGATGCTCGGCAGACTTTTTGTTTGGGCTTAAAAACGAGTAACAATGGAAGAGAGACAGGAGATCGAGATCAAGGCGGGCATGACAGTCGAGGAAATGAAGGCGTTGTTTTTCGATAGCACGGCATTGATCGAGCCGAATTATCGAGTGTACCAACTGAACAGCCGCGGACATAGATATTACTACACTTGTGATGAGACCGGCACGCCGACATTCTACCCGTCGGTGACGACCATCATATCGCAGACGGTGCCGCAGTCGCCGTTTTTGACTAAGTGGATCGCCGACATGGGATATGACGCAGCGGAAGATTACAAGCTGGAGCGCGCCGCATACGGCACGTTCATGCACGGCGAGTTCGAGGAGCTGATAATCGCGCGGTCGTATGACTTCGACAAGTTACGAGACAGACTATCCGCATACATGGAGCGCGAGCGGTTGCCGCTGTCGTTCATCGAGTACGAGGACGACTTCAAGAAGGACATTATAGCATTCGCGCAGTTCGTCAAAGATTACGACGTGCGCCCGCTGGCTGTCGAGGTAGCTCTGGTACACAAAGACTACGGATATGCTGGCATGATCGACCTGCCGTGTACGATGCGGGCGAAGATCGGAGGCGACGAGCGTATCGCGGCGATTGTGGACTTCAAAAGCGGCCGGAAAGGATTCTATCCAGACCATGAAATTCAGCTCGGAATGTACAGCGAGTTGTGGAACTCGAATTTTCCCGAACATCCGATACAAAGGGTGTTCAATTTCAGCCCAAAGAGCTGGCGCAAGAAGCCGACGTACAATCTGAAGGAGCAGACGAATAGCATAAATATTCAAAAAATCCCGTATCTGTTACAGATCGCGGCGATTGAGGACGAGAAGATCGACAAACAATTCACGCATATCAGCGGTGTGCTGAATTTGGACGGGGATTTGACGGACAACATAGAATCGCTGTCGCTGTCGGAGCTGGTCAAGCGCAAGACGCGCGAAAACGGGGCAAATTCCGCGTCAAAAGAAAAAGACGAGTAAATATATAGGCCGCAGCACAAACGCGGCCAAAACGACGAAAAACGATGAAAGGAAGGATAACAAGGACAGAGCCGACGCCCGAAAGATTAGGGCTGCCGATAATCGGCAAGATCAAGGTCGGCATGAAAAGCGCGAAGGGCTACCCGATGAGCGTGGATTATTTTTTCTCGAGCGGCAAGTACGCCTCGCTGTTTACGAAGGCATACGGCGAGAAGCCACAAACGATACAGATTGTATTTCCAGACGACGACCCCGCAAAGGTATGCAACGAGCGATACGAGTACCGTAACGATGAAGGCAAGCTCGTAGCGGAGGGCGACGGAGAGACATTCAAGATGTGGACGGGGCGCGAGTACAAGGAGTACAGCGCGACGGAGTACCCCGACATTATGCAACGTATCGCCTCAAAGCACCCTAACAAGGCGGTGCGAGACGGGCACGACGGATGGCGCGTACGACTGACGATGCGATTCTTTATTCCGATGGTGCGCGGCATAGGCGGCGTGTGGGAGTTCGAGACGAACGGCACGGCCTCGACAATTCCGCAGATACGCGACGCATTCGACATGGCGAAGGAGCAGCGCGGATCATGCACGGGAATGATATGGGATATGACGGTGAAGTTTGCGACCTCGCAGAAGCCCGGCGACAAGTCGCGTTACCCCGTTGTGTCGATCGTGTTGAACCATAGCGAGGAGAACATAAAGAAGGTTAAGGAAGCGGCCGACGCGATAAAATTATTGGGGCAATAGTTTGCGAAATGGAATAAAGTTTTTATATTTGCACAAAGAACCACCGGATGTTCTCTACCATCCGGCACAGACATAAGCTAATTAACATTAGCAGCCCTTCATTTTAGATGTGTAGAGACTCTAATTTGAAGGGCGTTTTTTTAATATGAAATACAACTTGAATATCAACCAGTATGCGGCTGTCACGAACAAGATGGACGTAGACATTATTGACCTTGCGATATTCGATTTTATCAAGGATTTTGCGCATTCTCCGGCGTGCATGAAGATTCAGACCCAAGAAGGAGTATATTTTTGGGTATCGCACACATTAATCATGCAGGAAATGCCTTTGCTCAATATCAAGACGAAGGCGGGGATTGTGAAGCGTATTGCCAATTTGGAGAATGCGGGATTGCTCAAAAAACACGAGAATTGCGGCCGCCTCGGAAAGACGTTGTATCAGTTTGGCCCTAACTACGACAAGATGATATTTAACGACGATCGAGTTTACACCTCCCAACAAAAGTTTAGAGGGGTCGAAACAAAAGTTTGCACCCCTCCCAACAAAAGTTTAGAGGATAATAATATAGAATATTATAATACTGAAGATAATATAGAGAGAGGCGAAAACGAATTTTCGCCACACCCCCAAGCGACCGGACGAGATGATGACGGGTTACAAAATGTAACGGGTTCAGACGAATACAAAGAGGTTGAAGTTTTGGACGCTTCGTTATTCCCCGAAGCCAAAAGAGAAAAAGTTGCGCAAAAAAGAGAAAAGGGGACAAGCGAGGGCAAGAAGGTGTTATTTGCCGATAGCAAGTATTACGACCTCGAAGAGTTTGAAAAATGCTTTCAATCGCCCGAGTTTGCCGATGTCGATATAGTGGCGTATTATCACAAGGTCGCGGATTGGAGTTCGGCCGGGTTGAACAAAAAGGCGGATTGGATAGCGACGGCGCGAAATTGGATGCGCAAGGACAAAGAGGCGGGCAAGCTTCAGACGATAAAAAAGGAATCGTAGATAAGACCTATGATCTGATTCCGGCGGTAAAACCGCAGATTGCGATGTATGAGCAGTTTGGCATCGAAGGCCTGAAAGCGTATGACCGGACTGTCAAATACTGCCAGCAGAAGGGCTTAATTGTCATCGGAGACATCAAGCGCGGCGACATCGGTTCCACATCGGCTGCCTACGCAACCGGTCATCTCGGCAGCGTGAAGGTTGGAAATACGACCTGTTCCGCGTTCAATACCGAGTATGTGACGGTCAATCCGTATCTGGGAACCGACGGCGTGAAACCATTTGTGGACGAGTGCAACGCATCCGACCGCGGTATCTTTGTACTGGTAAAGACTTCTAACCCATCCAGCGGCGAGTTCCAGGATCGTCTGGTGGACGGCCGCCCGCTTTATGAGCTGGTAGCGGAGAAGGTCGTTGAGTGGGGGGAGGCTTCCATGGATGGCGACTACAGTAATGTAGGCGCAGTTGTGGGCGCAACTTACCCGGAGATGAGCAAGATTCTGCGTAAGCTGATGCCGAAGACTTACTTTCTGGTTCCGGGTTATGGCGCACAGGGCGGTACGGCCGAAGACTTAAAATACTGCTTCAACGAGGATGGACTGGGCGCGATCGTCAATTCTTCCCGCGGTATCATCGCGGCATACAAGAAAGACGCATACGCCAAATTCGGTCCGGAGCATTTTGCGGACGCATCGAGACAGGCTGTCATCGATATGATTGCGGACATCGGACGCGTACTGTAAGGAGGAGCTCATGGCACAGAAGAAAGAGACAGCAGTTGTATATAGTCAGGAAGAACTGGCACCT